GGCTTGCTGGCAGCCTGATCATGGCGACCTTCTCCTACGTCCCTGAGTACCCGCCGACTGAGGTGAGCAAGCCGCGCGTGCGGCAGGTGCAGTTCGGTGACGGCTACGAGCAGCGGGTGCGGTTTGGCCTTAACACTGACCTAAAGACCTGGCAGCTGACCTTTAAGGCGCGAGACAACACCGAGACCACCGGCATTCGCAACTTCCTGCAAGCTCGTGCTGGTGTGGAGTCGTTCACCTGGACCCCGCCGCTGTGGAGCGCAGTTGCGGGGCAGTACGTCTGCGATGAGTGGCAGATCACGGCAGATGCCTACAACCTCAACACCATCACCGCCACCTTTCGGCAGGTGGCTGAGGCAGGCTGATGGCTGATCAAAAGATTGTCCGCGAGCTTCAAGCTGTTGCCCCCAGCTCGGTCATCGAGCTGTTTGAGCTTCGGCTGGTTGCGGCGTTGCACGGCTCCAACGATGTCTATCGATTCCACGCTGGCGTAAACGGCAAGACTGATGGGGGCAACATCGTGTGGGCTGGCAACACCTACACAGCGTTTCCGGTTGAAGCAACGGGCTTTGAGTACACCGGCACCGGGCAGCTGCCCAAGCCGAAGCTGGTGGTGGCGAACGTGCTGGGCACGCTGACGGCCATCCTGCTGGCCGTGAACGCGATCACACCGGGCAACGATCTGCTGGGGGCCAAGGTAATTCGCAAGCGGACCCTCGCCCGATACCTCGACGCCGCTAACTTCCCCGGCAACACCAACCCCTACGGCACGCCGGACCCTACGGCTGAGTTCCCGGAGGAGGTTTACTACATCAGCCGCAAAGTCAGCGAGACCCGCGATGCCGTGGAGTTTGAGCTGGCGGCAGCGTTTGACCTGCAAGGCGTCCGAGCACCTAAGCGGCTGTGCATCAGCAACGTCTGCCAATGGAACTACCGGGACGGCAGCACATGCGGATACAACAGGGCCTCTTACTTCACCGCAGAAGACAAGACCATTCACACCGGCAACGGCGCCCCGTCGGCCGGCCTAGGCGCTGACGGTGAGTTCTACTACGACCTGACCAACAACCTCTACTACGGCCCCAAGACGTCAGGCGCTTGGGGCACCGGCGTGGTCAAGGGCAGCGTGCTCGATGTGGACGTGTGCGGCAAGACGCTCGACAGCTGTGACCTGCGGTTTGGCCCGGCGCAGCTGACGGGCACCGTCACGGCAGGCAGCACCACGCTGGGCAGCCTCAGCACGACGGAGCTGGCTCGAATTGCCACAGGCGACTCCATCCGAGGTCACGGCCTGCCATCCAACGCGACGGTGGCGGCCAAGGGCAGCGGTTCGCTCACGCTGTCGGTGGCGGCGACGGCCAGCACCTCAACCACTAAGACCGGCACGCTGCGCGTGGGCATCTCCGGCGTTGAGGATGGCACCACGCTCAGCGTCAGTAGCGCCACTGGGTTGGTTGCAGGCATGACCGTCAGCGGCAGCCTGATCCCTGCCGGCGCCCGCATCTCATCCATCAGCGGCAACATCATCACGCTCAGCATCACCGAGAACCTCCTGCTGCGCGGCTCTGCGGTGACGCGCAGTGGCACTTACTCCTCGATCCTGTCTCCATTGATCACGCTGAGCAGCGTGAGCGGCATCAGCGTCGGTGATCTCGTAGCTGCCACCGGCGCATTGAAAGGCACGAAGGTCAGCTCGATCGTGAACACGCAGGTCTACCTGAACAAGGCGCTTCAGCGCGATCACTTGGCCACCGTTGAGGCCACGTTCTACGTCCCGATCACGCCAACGTCATCCACCTACACCTTCACCGGATCGGACGCCTACACGGTGCGGCCGCGTGATCTGGCATCACTGCCCTTCGGATCGTTCCCTGGCGTTGGAGGGTATGTGTGATCGGCGCGGCGGCACAGGCTGCTGCGCTGGCTCACGCGCAGGCGGAGGATCCCCGCGAGGCGTGCGGCCTGGTGGTCATCATCAAGGGCCGGGAGCGGTATGTGCCTTGTACCAACCTGGCGGAGGGCAACGAGTTCTTCATCCTGTCGCCAGACGACTGGGCTAGTTGCGAGGACCGCGGGGAGATCATGGCGGTGGTTCACAGTCACCCGCACACTCCACCGGACCCCAGCACGGCGGACCGCGTGGCGTGCGAGGCGTCCGGCCTGCCTTGGTGGATCATCAACCCGCGCACCGGGGAATGGGGCGGTTGCCGTCCTGAGGGCTACCAGGCGCCGCTGACCGGCCGTTGCTGGGTGTGGGGCATTACCGACTGCTGGACCTTGGCGCGCGACTGGTATGCGCGCGAGCTGGCACTGGCGCTGCCGGACTTTGAGCGGCCAGCCAAGGCGGCTGATTTCTTGGCGGATCCTCTGTTTGATCGTTGCTGGCCGCAGGCCGGCTTTCGTGAGCTGCAGGCTGGCGAAGATCTACGGCGCGGTGACTTCCTGCTGATGTCGTTCGGGTCGCCCGGTCTCAACCACTGCGCGGTGTACCTAGGCGAGCAGGAGATCCTTCACCACCTGCAGGGGCGCCTTAGCAGCCGCGATCAGCTCGGTGGGTGGATCTTAGAATCGGTCGGCAGGAGGCTTCGCCATGCTTCGCAGGATTAAGCTCTACGGCGCTCTGGCGAAGTTCATCGGCAAGCGAGTGCTGCACGCTGATGTGGCCACGCCTGCGGAGGCCATGCGCTTCTTGATGGCTAACTGGCCGAAGCTGGAGCATCACATGGCGGACCAGCACTACCGGGTCAGCGTGGGCAGCTACGACCTAGTGGAGGATGAATTACATCATCCGGCCGGCCAGCAATTGGCGCGCTCGGTGTCTCCCTGATGCTCGGCGTCGGCTCGAGCCTCGCCCTTGGCGGCGTCGCTCAACTGCTCAGTCCGGTGCCGCAAATCTCGGCCGGCGATAACGGTGAGCAGGATCCGCGTAAGTCGTACAGCTTCAGCGGCATCCAGAACACTGCACGCAATGGCGTGCCGGTGCCGATCGTCTACGGGCAGACGCTAGTGGGATCGGTCACAATTAGCCAAGCCGTTGACGTGGCGGACATCTGATGCCTTCAATCGACCGCGACAACCTCAACAACACGTCCTACGCCGAGATCGTTGACCTGATCTCAGAAGGCGAGATCGAGGGCTTTGCTACGCCATCAGCGGCTGGATTGGACCGCAGCTCCGCCGCCTACAACTTGACGCTGCTGAAGGATGTTTACCTCAACAACACGCAAATCCTGAGGCAGAACGAAACCGTCAGGACTGGCACCTACGCACAAGCTGACGGCAACATCGTCATCACCTTTGCGAACCACGGCTATACGCAAGGGCAGAAGATCAGTATTTGGATTGAATCTGGCGGCGCAACCGGCTCCGGCGGTATTCGGAAGATCGACAGCGTTACTACCAACACCTTCACCTGTAAGGGCAGCGGCGCCAGCACCACAAGCGGCAGCGTGTCCTTTGTCCGTGCCAGCGGGCTCAACTTTGTCGGCGCAACACTTCGCACTCGATACGGCACGCAGAACCAGTCCGTGATCGTGCTGCCATCGGGCAGTGGTTTCGTTGGCAATGAGATCCCGGTTGGCGAGCTAGTTGAGCAGGACTATCCGATCATTCGGACGATCACAGATGAGAGCGTCGACTCGGTGCGGGTCACCATCTCCGTCCCTCAGCTTCAGGAGTTTGAGGGCAATGGCGACATCAACGGCCAAAGCTTCCAGTTCGCCATCGATGTGCAATACGACGGCGGCCCCTGGTCCAGTGTTGCCAATTCGCCGTTCACGATCGAAGGCCGCACCGGCGACCTGTATCAGCGCGATTACATGGTCACCCTGGACGAGAACGCCAACTACCCCGTAGGTATCCGCGTGCGGCGCATCTCCGCCGACTCCACGAACCCCAAGATCATCAACGCCTTCAGCTGGACCTCCTACACAGAGATCACGTCCCGCCGGCTGCGTTATCCGCACAGTGCCGTGGTGGGGATGCGCATCGATGCGGAACAGTTCAACAACATCCCGACGCGCGCCTATCTGATCCGCGGCAAGAAGATCCGCCTGCCTTCCAATGCAACGGTCAACCTGACCAGCGGCCGGGTCACCTACGCCGGCGTCTGGGATGGCACGTTCAAGGGCAGCCGCGAGTGGTGCAGTGATCCGGCGTGGATCCTCTACGACCTGCTCACCAGCCGCCGGCATGGCTTCGGCGATCAGATCGCAGACAGCAGCCTGGACAAGTGGTCCTTCTATTCCGCGAGTCAGTACTGCAACGAGCTGGTGCCCACCGGGTTCGGCGGCACTGAGCCTCGCTTCAGCTGCAACGTCAACATCCAGACCTCAGAGGAGGCGTTCAAGCTGATCAACGATCTGTGCAGTGTGTTCCGGGCCATGCCCTTCTGGGCAACCGGCACGCTCACGATCAGCCAAGACCGGCCCGCTGACCCGGCCTACCTGTTCACGCTGGCCAACGTCACAGAGGAGGGCTTCGCCTACTCCGGCAGCGATACCCGCGTGCGCCCCACCGTCGCGCTGGTGTCCTACTTAGACCTCGACACCCGTGAGGTGTCCTACGAGCAGGTGGAGGATCGGGCGGCCATCGCCAAGTACGGCGTGCAGACTACTCAGGTCTCAGCGTTCGCCTGCACCAGCCGCGGCCAAGCAAACCGCATCGGTGAGTGGTTGCTCTACTCCGCGCAGTACGAGACCGAGGTGGTCAAGTTCGTCGCCAGCATTGATGCCGGCGTGATCGTTCGGCCGGGCCAGATCATCGAGATCGCGGACCCGGTGCGCGCTGGTGTGCGCCGCGGTGGTCGCGTTGTGTCGGCCAGCGCCAGCACCATCACGGTGGACAACGCGGGGGATCTGCCCGGAAGCGGCGGCACCATTTCGGTGGTCATGAAAGACGGCACGGTTGAAAGCCGCTCTGTCGCCAGTCGCACCGGCACCGCGATCACGCTCAGTAGCGCGCTACCGGAGCCCCCTGGCGCCAACACCGTGTGGGTTTACAGCGGCGGTGGTGCGCAGACCTCGCAGTGGCGCGTGGTGTCCGTACAGGAGGAAGAAGGGCTGCGCTATGCGATCACAGCACTCTCCTACAACGCCAGCAAATACAACTACATCGAGCGGGACCGGCCGCTGAAGTTCCGTGATGTCACCAGGCTCGACGAGGTGCCATCACCACCGACAGACCTAGTGCTGTCTGAGGCGCTCTATACCTACCAAGCTGAAGTGCGCGCCAAGGTGATCGCTAACTGGCGGCCGCGCTCTGGCGTCAACTACTACCGCGTGCGCTGGCGTAAAAATCAAGGGAACTGGAACACCGTCACCGTTCAAGGGCCGGATTACGAGATCCTCAACATCAACCCCGGCAGCTTTGACCTCGAGATTTACAGCGTCAGCGCCACCGGCAAGGCTTCGTCTGAGGCACTGACAGGCACCATCAACGCACTGGGCAAGACAGCAGCGCCCAGCAACGTCACCGGGCTCACGGCCGTGATCGACAAGGATCTCGGTGTGACGCTGAGCTGGAACCCAGCCGAGGACCTAGACCTCAAGGACTACGAGATCCGTTACGGCGGCACCGGGTGGGGGGACGCCACCTTCTTGGCCTACGCCAAGACCACCCGCTATGTGCTCGGACTGCTGGACCCCAGTACGACCGTCTACCGCGTGAAGGCGCGTGACACCAGCAACGTGCTGAGCAACGCAGCGGCCAGCACCACCGTCACGATCACAGCGCCTGGCGCTCCCAACGTCACGCACACCATCGAGGATCCGGTGGCGGCGATCAGCTGGTCTACGCCGCGAGGCTCCTACACCCCGGACTACTACGAGCTGCGCTACGGGGCCAGCTACAACAGCGGCGTGAGCGTTGCCAGGGTTTACGGCAACAGCTTCAACGTGCCCGTCACCTGGAGTGGCACACGGACGTTCTGGGTGGCCGGCGTGGATCCCGCAGGCAACACCGGCACCGCCGGATCCCGCAACGTCACCATCACCGCTGCGGCAGCGCCGCAGATCACAGCCGAGTTCTATGGCCGCAGCTGCACGCTGACCTGGAACCAGGTCACCGGCACGCTGCGCTCGGTGTTCTACGAGATCCGCTACGGCGCAAGTTGGGCGGCCGGCACCACCTTGGCCAAAATCAGCGCAGACGGCACCGGCTACTCCACGGCTGCCAACTGGGATGGCGCTCGGACCTTCTGGGTGGCAGCAGTCGATTCCAACGGCAACTACGGCACACCCGGCAGTGTGGCGACCACCATCAACCGTGCGCCGGCGCCCACGCTCAGCACTACCTTCAGCGGTGGCGGTGATGCGCAGATCAGCTGGCAGCCGGTCAAGGGCACGCTGGAGACGGCCTACTACGAGATCAGGCGGGGCAACACCTTTGCCACCGCTACCGTAGAGGGCAGGGTGAACGCCACCTACTTCGTCACCCGCGCCAACTGGGTCGGCTCTCAGAGGTTCTGGGTTGTCGCGGTTGACGTGAACGGCCTCTACGGAGCGGCAGCGTAATGAGCGACGGACTCGGCCAAGAGGTATCGGTTGACATCACGGTGGTGGCGCCGTCGCAGCCCACCATCACGCAGCAGGTGGTGGACAACAACGTGTTGCTGCAATGGAACGACTGCACGCAAACATTGCCGATTGATGCCTATGAGCTGCGGCGCGGCGCAACGTGGGCCGGGGCCACCTTGATCGGCACGAAGTCCGGCCGGTTCACGTCCGTCTTTGAGACCGCCGGCGGCACCTACACCTATTGGCTGGCTGGGATCGACAGCGCAGGCAACTACGGCACGCCGGGCAGCGTCACGGCGGTAGTGAACCAGCCACCGGATTACGTTCTGAAGCTGAATCAAAACAGCACCTTCAGCGGCACCAAGAACAACGCGCTGCTGAGCGACGGCAATCTGCTGTTGGGCGTAAACCTGACCGAGACCTATGAGGACCACTTCACCACTCGCAGCTGGACGACACCTCAAGATCAGGTGACTGCGGGCTTTACGCGCTGGATCATGCCGTCCACCACCACGGCCTACTACGAGGAGACCGTGGATTACGGCAGCGTGGTGGCTTCTAGCAAGGTCACCGAAACACTCACCAGCACCGTGGTGGCAGGCAGCTTATCGGTCACGCCCAAGCTGAGCGTGCGCAAGCTGGTCACGGATCCGTGGACGGACTACAACGGCGTGGATTCCGTCTACGCCACGGACTTCCGTTACATCAAGTTCCGGTATGACTTCAGCAGCTCTGGTGGCGACGACCTGATGCTGCTGACTGAGTTGAACTACAGGCTGGACTCCAAGCTGCGCAACGACTTTGGAACAGGCACCGCGAACGCTGGCGATACTGGCGGGACCACAGTGAACTTCAACATCAACTTCGTTGACGTAGAGGCGATCAGCGTGACACCTTCGGGGACCACGGCAAGGATTGCGATCTATGATTTCGTGGACGCCCCCAACCCCACGAGCTTCAAGGTGTTGCTTTTTGACACCAGCGGCAACCGAGTGACAGGGGCATTCAGCTGGAGCGCCCGAGGAGTCTGATGGCCAACTGGAGTAACCCCACTCTTACGTCGCTCTACACCGACTTCCTCACAGACCTGAAGGCGCGTGACACCGACCTGGCACTTCAGTTCGATGGCGTCACGGCCAGCAACCTGCCCACCAATGCGATTCGGTGGAACAGCTCCGCGAACCGCTGGCAGAGCGGACAACAGCACCGCTATCGCCACCACGGCCTATGTGAAGGCGCAGGCTTACGCCACGCTGGCATCCCCGGCACTGACCGGCACGCCGACCGCTCCCACCGCAGCGGCTGACACCAACACCACGCAGCTGGCGACCACCGCCTACGTGTTGGGCCAGGGCAGCAGCACGTCGCCCGCCATGGCGGGCACGGCAGCTGCAGGCACAGCACTCAAGTGGGCGCGAGCTGATCACGTCCACCCGACCGATACCAGTCGGGCTCCATTGGCATCGCCGGCTTTTACGGGCACCGTGCTGCTCGGGACTTCAACACCGCTTACGAACGCCTACGCGATCAGCACCGCGATTACGCCAGCGTTGCAGATCCAAGGCAACACCGCCAACGCCGCAGCGTTGTCGATCACCCGCAACACCAGCGCCGCCGCCAACCTGCTGCTGCAGCGCGGCGTGACCGGCACGCCTGTGACCGATACTGAGGCTGTTGGTCAGATCAGCTTCAACGGCTTTGATGGCACCAACTACTTTAATGCTGCGTTGATTCGCGGCGTGGTGGACGGCACGCCAGGCACCGGATCAATGCCTGGGCGCTTGAGCTTTCAGACTACACCGACAGGATCTACTACCCCCGTCGAGCGGCTACGGCTTGATCCTGCTGGGCAGATTTTGGCGGCATCACTGGGCACGGCAGCGCTGCCGGTGTGGAGCTTCACGGGCGATTCAAATACCGGCATCTATTCCCCCGGCGCAGACCAGGTAGCCATCAGCACTAATGCCAGCGAACGCCTGCGCATCACCTCGACAGGGCTCGTAGGCATAGGGACTAGTACGCCTCAGAACTTGCTTCATTTGCGCAGTGATGTAAGTGGTGCCGCTACACAGCTTTATCTGATGAACAGAACATCAGGAGCAAGTGTGGAATCAAGAATCGCTTTTACAACTTCAGCAAACGATCTTGCTGATAACCGACATGCCTATATTGGAGCAGTTACGACAGGCGCTGGACAGAATGGCAATAGCTTTGTAATTGCAACAAACCCAAATGGCCAAGCAGCGCAAACCCGAGTTTTTGTTAGTAGCACAGGCAATGTAGGGATTGGCACTACGAGCCCTGGCTACCTCTTGGATGTTTCTGGATCTGCGCGTTTAGGTGCAGCAACAGGAGATGTGACCCTTGAAGTAGGAGCAGGTGCTTCGGCAAACAGAAATGCTTTGATTGATTTTGTTGGTGATACCACCTACACTGATTATGGCTTGCGAATTATTCGCGCTAACGGCGGAGCCAACGCAGATAGCAAGATCCAGCATCGGGGGACGGGACTGCTAATCATTGAAGCGCAAGATGCCGCGTCTACTGTGTTCTTCAACGGTGGCAACGAACGCGCCCGCATCGACTCCAGCGGCAGGCTCTTAGTTGGTACCAGCTCGGACAGCGGCGGTGCGTTGCTTCAAGTGAACAGCAACCGAATTAGAATTGCTACTGCAAAAACACCGGCTTCCGCAACGGATACAGGCACTGCCGGTGAGATCTGCTGGGATGCCAGCTACATCTACGTTTGTACCGCCACCAACACTTGGAAGCGGACCGCCATTGCTACTTGGTAACTGAAGTAGTCCCCTTCACTAGGCTGGCAACCGGCCTACTCAACAGGTTGCAACCCTACTAACCTGCTACTGAACACGGTTTTTACCATGACCACCACCTTTACGTGGGGTATCAACACCCTGGACCGCGAAACCGATGACGGCTTCGTGTTTACCGCTCACTACACCGTGAAC